GATGAAGCGCGGCGTGTTGTTGAAGAAGTCGCAAAATATCTCAGGCGTTTGGGCGTCGACGTGGTGACATACCATGATGATGTCAGCAACGATCAACAGGAAAATCTGAACCGCATCGTTGACTTTCATAATGCTCAAGGGCCGCATGACATCGACGCAAGCGTTCATTTCAATGCCTATCTTCCGGAAGGTCAGACTACCGACGAGCCAAAAGGCTGTGAGGTCTTCTATACGACTGCTGATGCGCTCGCGATCGATCTATCGGCGACGATGGCCTATACGGCCGGTTTCATAGACCGCGGTGGCAAGCATACTGATGATCTGTTTTTTCTTAACAATACGGCAGCCCCAGCAGTGCTGATCGAGGTTTGCTTTGTGGACTCGCAGGCTGACGTTGATCTCTACCACGAGCATTTCGATGAGCTGTGCCTCGCGATCGCGGAAGTGCTCGCCGGCAAGGACCTTACGGTGGCGGAAGCGGGAGAGAAGGAACGAGATCGTTTAGAGATCAATGTGGCCATAACCGAAGTCGGCAAGTGCAGCTGGTTCGGCGGACCGGCTGACACGGGTGTGGACCCGGACGAAGGGCTTGCATTTTTTTACGAATACGAAGACGCACCCCACCTGTTTTTAGACGAGCAGCCACCGGGCACGTCTGGGCTTGCCAGGCGCCTCGATCCGTCAAAGCCGTATATCGCCTGCCGGTGGGACTACGAAATTACACCCAAGACCATGCTGGCGGATCCGACGCTGCGGGCGTTTGTCCGCTCTCCCAAGACCGGCCGGCAGGCTCTGGCATGGCCGGCAGACTGGGGCCCACATGAGGACACCGGACGGGTGGCAGACTTAAGCCCGGGCTTGATGGTGGCATTAGGGATCGGAACCGACGATACCGTCGAGGTGATCTACCCGGCACCCGCGCTCATTGGATGACCGCCCCCCCGTTTAGTTTCTGTCCCGGACAGAAATAGGGGGGGGGCATTTTGTCCGAGGTTCGAACAGAGGCGGAACGTCGGGGGAACAAAAAGAAATTGGCGGCTAATTTGCCAAATTAACGGCCTATTTGGAACCTCGGAAGGATAGTGATGATATTCCAACTGGTTAAGGTCGCGGTCGGTATTCTAATGGGGATGGTTTTATGCGCATGCGCATCTGCGCAAGGTCACAGCTGGTATTCACCGCAATGCTGTGGCGGGGCTGACTGCCGCCCGGTTCCCAATGGGGTGGTCGAAGAACTGAAGGATGGTGTCAGGGTCCGCGGGTTTCCGATGTTGTCTTATTCCGACCCGAGGCTGCATTGGTCGGAGGATGACCAGGACCATGTTTGTTCCCGGGGGCAGAGCCTGTTTTGCATCTACCGTCGCCCGAAAGAGTTCTAATGCTGTTGTTTGGGGGGAAGCCTGCGTAATGCCCCTTTAGATCGCTTAGCGCGGCGCCTCAGTCGTTGTTTGAAGCTTCCCGTACCAGGACGGCCGTACGTATAGACCGGCTTCCAGGGGCCCTCTATAAAACCTTTACGTATGCGGCGTTGACGTATTCGCTCAAGCTTTTCAAGTGGAACCGTATACCAGTCGTTTGCTAATAACAGGGACGCACGCACATACCGGCGTTCTTTCAATTTCTTGATGTCTTGCACATAGTCAACGCTGAGGCCAAAGTGTGCAGCGATCCGGTCTACCAGATGGGTGGTTCCCTGGATAAAGCCTGCCATCTGTCGCTCGCGCCGGTCAATGTTGATGATCTCCTTGATAAAGGCCACGATCTCATCAGGTACTTTTTTAGGCGCTCCTCCCGGCATTTTTTTCCAGCTGTTTTGGGGTGACATTGATCATACAGGCAGCCAATTCGAGCACCGCCCATTTCGACTGCTGAAACTCTTTCCGTCCCATTAACTGCACTTTCTGGGATCGCGCCACAAATTTCTGAATGACATTGCCGTGCACGTTGATCGTAGCTGACCTATCCGCGTCCGCCATGAACGCAGCCAGGATGAAGGCGTCATTGGTGGTGTCGCAGACGATGCTCGACTCATTGTAATAGCCGCACTGGATCAACAGCTTTTTGCGGAAAATTTCTTCGTCCGGGTACTGCTCTCCATATTCCTCTGGCAAATTCTCCCACGCTTCCTTCAGCTGGACGAAATAATGCCGGTGTGAATTCATGTCGCGTTCCTGCTCGGGGTCGATCGTGAAGATCTCGCCAACCCTGAACATATGCTGACAATAGGTCATCTCCCGGCCCTGAGGAACGAACGAAGCGCCGGTCCATACGACTTTGATCGGGCGACGTCTCATAATTTCGCTTTCAATTGAGAGACTAGAAGATCAAGTTCGGTATTGAAGCGTTGTAGCTCCAACCGTAGACCAGCCATATAGCTCTCATCGCGGTGGATGCGGGTGACTGAGAGCGGCATCTTTGGCCAGCCTATCACGAGATCACACCACTCGCGGCCTGTGATCCAGAGCTGGCCCTGTACCTGCGCCCTGTGGTTCGGGACTTTTCCGGTCTGCAGTATTTCGACCAGCAAATGAGGCTCGGTCGACTTGAATTCAACCATGCCCCGATCGCCGATCAAGCCATCCGGGCTGCAGCCCGTCGCCATCAATGTAGAACGGATAAAGCCGACGTGTTCGACCTGGATATCGTCATTGTCATAGAGGTACATCGCCTCTAGCCTCGCCTGAAACTTGCGGCCGCGCTCCATCTTTTCGTTGGAAAAGGTCTCGGTGGTTTCATTGGTGATAACTTCGGCAGCCAATTCACGCATATAGCGCAGGCGTGTCTTGCCTTCGCCAATAGCCATCATATCGCCGAAGCGACTTGATGTCGGGATGCCGCGCCGGGCGGCGTACCATTCCGGCGATCCCTGCTCGCACTCAATGATGTTATATCGAGACGTCATCGACGGTCTTTCTCTCATCACCTTCATCGCATCCCTCCCTTGGTGAACTCGTTCTTGGGTGGTTCAGTCTTGAGAGGTCTGTCACCCGGGAAGTCAGAGGTTGCCTCGGCGGCTTTTCTCTCCTTCGCCTTCTTCTTGCGCAACAGCTGGGCCTTGGCTTCCTCATACCGCAATGCCGGGATGTCGATGAGGCTGTCGACCTTGAGCATAGCGCAGAACCGTGCGATGTCAGCGCCAGCTTCCTCTGCAAGTTTGATCAATTCGGCATGTTGTTCGGGGCTTATTGTCTTTCTGCCGGCAGGCTCGCGTCGGGTGCCGCCATCATCGTCCTCGCCGCAGGTGACGATGTTCAGAAGCAGTCCAGCAGTGTAGCGTTTGCCGTATGAGTTGGATGATCCGACCGCCTGCACCGGGTTTTTCGAGCCGGTGCTATCATGCTGTAGCGTGATGGTAGTCTCCTCGCGATGCCCACTGCGCGCCAGGACACCGGTTACCTTGATGCGTCCGGCATCATCATTGGCGGTGCGAAATGACAGCGAGAACCTGAACCGGCTGAGGACCGGCCGCAGAATATCCATGATGTCTTCCCATCTCGCATAAGCCGTCGCCTGGTCAATGGGGCCGGTTCTCTCGCCGGTTTTCGGGTCTTTCTTGCGGATGATCAGCCGGCCGGTGCGATCTATTTGAGGCAGTTCAGCCTGCAGTTCGGCGAGTGCATTGTCATAGGCGATCTTCGCCAGACGATCCTCCATGTCCTCGAACATCTTTTGCAGCGCCTGCATCTTCTGCACATTGCACTTCGGGTCCGCGGCCGCTATGGCAATGGCCTGCATCAGCCGCGATGTGCTATCTATCGCGACTACATTGTGCGCCGGCACTATTGCAGTAATTCGTCCGGCTTTCGTTGTCCTCTTAACCATGCTTCCACTCCTATCTTTTGAAAATTATCCGCGATCATGATGGCAGTTTCGCGGCTGATCATTCTGAGGGCTCCACCGCAGACATAACCGCCGACGTTGCCTCCGTCCCAGTACCACAGCGGATCCTCATCGACCCCGCTTGGTAGCCAATTCAAAAACCCTTTTCCGCAACAGTCACAGATGATCACCGGCAGGAGGGCGCCGGTCGTGGCGATGCGCGACGGAACGATCTCGATGGTATCTTCCGTGACTTCGACTTTTTCGGGTGTTCCAGTTTCTGGAATTTTTTCGCCAGCCATCGATCCGATCCTTTGCTTGTGACGGTTCGTTCAGCGCCGGTAGCTCGCCCAATAGTCTTGCGCAGGTGATCAGGTTTAGTCCGATACACGAGAAAGCGAGGATTGTTAGCAGCAGGTATATAGTCACCTGTGCGCTTATTCCTGCGTCGTAATACCAGAGCCGGATCATGGTCCAGCTCAACCTGTCTGCCGCCGAACAAGATCTCGATCAGGATGCGTATCTTGCAACGCATGTTCTTGCCGTGGCAGCGCAGATTGCACCATTCGCGATATGCTTCCCTCTCATCCTCGTTCAAAAATTTGCGGTCGAGGAAAACTTGTCTTTCGAGCACCTTAAGTCTTATTCGGAAAGGAACATTTGGTCGTTTCATGGTTAGACAATCTTCTTCCTCTTTACCGGCGCGTGCAGCGGAATGTATGGGCGTTTCATTGTTTTAAAGTTCCTTATCCGCGCGCTTACAGGCTATTTCGAATGCGGTATCAATAGCGGCGTGTATTTTTTTCAGCTTTTTATTTTTCGGGCCTTTCATGTTGGCCATCAGCGCCGAGAGCGCGCCCGTCAACATGAGGGATGTTATATGCTCGGTTGATGCTTCGAAAGGAAGGTCAGCCGTTCTGTAAAGATCCACCGAGGTGATCAACCATCGGCTAAACTCAGCCTCAACTTTGTTGTTGATATCTTGCTGCATAGACATTAGCGGGTCACCCCTCTATTTTTGAAGCCGATCTCGGCGCCGGGAAGTTGCTTCACGTAGCCAGTGGCTTTGGCAAACCCGCGCAATGCTTTCTCAAGCTCGCTATCGGTAAGATACGGAAGTATGGCATTGAGATCGAGTTTGTTGCGATCGATGAGGATAGCGTAGCCCTCGCGCGCGGCTGTCAGTGTGACACCGCCTCCATTGGCATCATTGCCACGGACTCTGACCAAGTCAGCCGGCTTGGCCAGCGTAGCTACGCGGGCCTCCTCGGCCCTGATGGCCGCAAGATCGGCCGCCGCCTTGGCATCCGCCTCACGGTCGGAAGCATCGCGAGCCAATTCGGCGAGTTGGTTTTTTTTCTGATAGGACCTGGCCCGGCTAGCCGCCCGGGCAGCCTCATCAGCTTCTGCCTGTGCCGCGGCTAGCTTAGCGGCTTCTTCCGCGGCCTCACGCTCGGCGCGTTGGCGCTCGGCTTCCAGGCGAGCCTTTTCCTTGGCCGCTTTTTCATCCTGCCAGCGGTCGATCCGCGCCTGCAGATCATCGGCTGCACCGGGCTTCACCGCGCGGTCATTTTTATTCCGTCTTGTCAAAAGATCACGAAGCGAAAAGAAGAAAGTGTCGACCCCCTGTTCGGCGCGCAAATAAGGGTCTTTCTCGGCGACACGAAAGGCTTCAAGTTTGCGATCATGATCGCGGATGCGTTTGATTAGGGCGCCCAGCTGCAGGGCAGTCTGATCACTGAGGACGACGTCAGGCTGGGCGAGGGCTTCATCGCACAATTTGTGGACCCGCTTGACGCTTTCCGCATAGTCGAGTTCTAAGCGGTTGGTGACGATCTTGGCTTGATCGACGTTGACGTTGTCGCCAATGCCGCGGGTTTCAACGTTTGACATGTCAGACTCCGATCAAAGTTGCTAGGGCGATGATGATGACGGTAACGCAGGCAGCTTGGAACAGGCATATTCCGATGTCGACAAGAAGATCCTTTTTCATGGGTATGCCTCCTCCAGCAGCGACGTCGTCCAGACCATCTCATGCTTGTAAATGTCATAGTTCCTGCCGGTCAGTTCCCTGAGGTTTTCGGCGAACCGTTTGGCGTCCTGGAGGCTGAAAAATTTGGCATATTGGCCATTCGAGGTTTCAACGGTAAACATGGGTGATGCTCGGTGTTGGTTGCGGGAATGAGGAAAGGAAGTGGCTGCCTAATTGGCAGCCACGTGAACGCGATAGCAGTGAGCTTTGGAAACTAGCCGGGGACGGTTGCCTGAGCCTTTGCGGTTCGGCTTTGGTGTGAAGACCTTGGTCTTGGCATTGAAGCGGCCCTGAACACCGAGCCAGACGTGAGCAAGATCGGCAGAACCGGTCTCGCGAACTTGCCAGAAAGAATTGTCGTTCAGTTCGATGATCATGGTGGGGAAGTCAGACATGTGATGCTCCAGCGGGCCCCTGTGGCCCATGGGTCTTTCGTAAACGGATGTATTGTTCTTGTCAACATAGCTTTGCATCGGCATAATGTGGCATGGGCAGTAATTGGCAAGTTATCCACAGAAACGATAGAGAGGCATATCGGAACCTGCTTAGGCGCGGGTATACCCGAGTGCAGCTCGCCGAGATATTGGGGATCAGCAGACAGGCCATAACCAGGTGGAAGGTGATCCCGTTGAAGCATGTGACAAAATTGTCTAAGGCCATTGGTATTTCCCGGGAACATCTGCGACCTTCCGACTATACGTAATTCGGGGCTGGAAGTCCGTTCGTCGTGCCCCCCTCGGACGGATAGAAGGCCGCGATAGGGCCCGGCAGCAGTGTCCCCCCAGGTGCTGCCGGGTCCGCCCTTCCCTACTCACATGACGGAGACATCGATGAAACAGCGAGCTACCAAGAAAGCAAAAGCGAAGCGCATACCGGCCGGCATCAAGCGCAAAGCGGCAATGAGGTCTGCCAGGACTATAGACAGGGCCCCGGAGATCGCGCTTCGGCGCAATGCCAAGGTGGATGCCGAGGCAAAGAAATTGTTTCTCGATGTTCATCTCCCCAAAATAGCAAAGCTCAAAGCTGCGTTGGCGACGGCGCAGTCAAACGTGCGCAACGGGTACAAGTCAGCCAAAGCGGACGGGTTTTTACAGCGCGACTTCGACATGGCTTTCCGACTGCAAGCGGAAGCAGGCGAGAAACAGATCAAAATGCAGATCGCACGAGACTGCACGATCGCTGGCTGGCTTGGGTATTCCCTCGGCAAGCAGCTAGATCTGTTCATGCAGGAAGAAGACAGTCATGATGTTGAGATGATGGCCTATGCCGATGGTGAGGAAGCCAGTCGTACCGGCGAGCCGGCATCGCCGGTCTACGCACCCGGCACGCCTGGATATGATGCCTACATGCGCGGCTTTCACGATCATCAAGAAGAGCTTACCAAAGGGTTCAAAAAGCTTGATGAGGAAGAGGTACCGGTCTCTTCTGGTGTCTCGATGACGCGATCGCAGTTCAGAGCGCATCAGATCAAGGCTGTGGCTGACGTCGTGGAAGAGCGTCCGCTGTTTACCAAGCGTCAAGAACCTGCGGCGTGATCATCGCGATCGATCCTGGTATTGATGGGGCCGCCGCTGCGCTAGACCCGACCAATGGCGAGTTCGCTGATGTCATTGATCTTCCGACCCTCAATGTCGGCAAGCGGCGGGAGATCAATGTCGGCGCGCTGTGGCCTTGGATGTATCGTCTGATGCCACAGCGCGTTGTCATCGAGGAAGTCCATTCGATGCCGCGCGATGGTCGTGTCGGGTCATTCCGCTTCGGCGTGACCTATGGGATGCTCAAAGCGGCCAGCATCATAGCGACTGGTGCGCCGCTCGAACTGGTCGCGCCGCAGACATGGAAAAGCTATTTTAAGCTGATCAGTGAAGACAAGGAAGCATCCCGCGGGTTGGCGCTCAGGCTATGGCCTCATCTCGAAAACTTCCTGCCTCGCAAACGAGATCACAACAGGGCCGAGGCGATGTTATTGGCCTGGTGGGCGATAAGACCACCAATAGGGAGGAATTGGTAATATGGGGAAAATTGTTTCATTCAAGACATTTGCAGAAGTGCCAAAAGTTCTCAAGGCATTGGAACGTCTCGCTATAGAGATCAAAGGGGCGCGAACATTATCTGAACTCGACGCGGTAATTGTCGAGGCGAAGGAAGTTCAGAGGAAATATTCCGCAGTGAGTGATGTGGCCAATAAAGCAGGTGAGATCTGGGTCAAGGCTGAATTACGTCTTGCTCGGGAATTAACTATCATCGGGAAGGCCAAGGGGACACAAGGGCAGATACGAGGTGCGAAGCCAGGGAAACGTGGGCAGCGCGGGTTAATTACTGGCATGGCCCTAGTGGAAGTGCCAGAAAAGAACATCCCAACGCGGGCCGAGATGGGCATTGGTTATAAGCGATCGGCGCGGGCTACAAAGCTGAATGAAATTCCAGAACCTGTGCAGGACCGGTATTGCAGAGAACTTGTCGATGAAGGTAAGGCAGTAAACCCGAATGCGGTCCTTCAAAAGCACCGGCAGCACAACAAGGCGAAAATGAAAAGGAAGATCATGGCTGCGGCATTTTCCGCAGAAGGACCGTTCGACGTGGTCGTGAGTGATCCGCCATGGTACATGCAGAAGATCGATCGTGATGTCAGACCCAACCAGGATGCCTTCGACTATCCCGTCATGAAGCTTGATGAAATTAAGGCTCACTGGGAAAGAGAAATTGCGCCGAGGCTAAAGCTGGATGCTCATATTTTCTGGTGGACGACAGAGAAATATCTGCCGTCCTGCCTCGCTATACTGGATCAATTGTCGCTGCGGTATGTGCTGACAATGATCTGGCACAAGCCTGGCGGGTTTCAACCGCATGATCTGCCCCAGTATAATGCCGAGTTCATCGTCTATGCTCGGAAGGGTACGCCGGTCTTTGTTGACACGAAAAATTTCTTTGTCTGTAATGAATGGCCGCGGCGTGAACACTCGCGCAAGCCGAAGGAATTCTACGAACTCATTGCGCGGGTCACAGCTGGATCACGGCTGGATGTTTTTTCTCGTGAACAGCATCCAGGTTTTGCTCAGTTTGGCAATGAGACGGCGAAATTCAAGAGAGCAGCCGAATGACTGTTCAGGATGACATGCGCCTGGAAAAGCATCATGCCGATATGGTCAAGCGCATTCTTGGCCGGTTCTTCGGGTTGGATGCTTCAAGCTTTATTCAGGACCAGTGGGCCGATCAGAAAGAAGCGACGGACTTTTTTGTGCTGGCGGCTCCGACGATCAGGTGCGCGCTTCGGCTGCGCACAGCCAAGTGGCTTATTGCTCATCCATTCGATATCACGATCAGATGGTCTCGCCCCAATGGTACGCTGACTGAGATTGACAAGATCAGAAAGGGGACCGTGAAGTATTTTCTTTATGGTTTCGTAAGCGAGGACGAAAAGAAGATAGACGCTTACTCAATTCTGGAAATTCCCTTTCCTTTTGATCTGCAGCCGTACGCGATCAAGGTCAACGACCCCCCCGACAGTCAGTTCGGGATATTTCACCAAGACCAGTTCAAGGTTCTAAAAATATGGAACCGAGCGAAGGCTTATCATTTGCCATCGAGTGCAGAAATATTGGAATAAGAAAAAAGTGGTCCAAGGTCGACTGGTTTCAACTTCGCTAATTCATAGGCGTATTGGTCCGGTCCCATTCCGTATAATTTCATGCGGCGTTTGATATCATCCTGGTATTCTTTTTCATTCTCGACCAAGACGCATCGCATACCTTCATAGAGCGCAGCAATGGCCGTTGTTCCAGTTCCTGCAAACGGGTCCAATATTAAGCCATTGGGGGGCGTTACAAGACGGATCAACCATCGCATCAAGTCGATAGGTTTTACAGTCGGATGTTTGGAAGCGATGCGATCATTGCTATCAGCTTTTGCGCTGTAGAAAAAGCGGGCGGCGGAGCCGCCGTTATCCGATACGCCCCTCGGCGTGATGCCTGTACGTCCTAACGCCCAAGTCGATTGAGCGATGTCTTCGTTTTCGGAGCGGCGCACATTGCTCGGCCCGGTCATCGGAAACATCCCCACCACTTCGTCGCTGCCGTCGTGGCAGATATTAGCCGGCCAGCGGCTATCCGGTAGTAGTTTTCCGCCCGGCGATTCAATTGCACCATAGGTGTTCGAAGTGCGTTTAGGATTAGTTACTTTCGGCTTCTCTCGAATGCCAACCCGACACCCATCAACATTGATCGCCCCCGTTCCCCAGCGCAGCACGTTGGCGGCAACGGTCTTTTCCGACAGCGGCTTGCGCGCGAGAACGATGGGCTCGAATGCTGGCTTTAGAGATGTGCCGAAACCTTGCCATTCGCGGGCGGCGGCGGTTGACGCGATAGTAATATTCTTTGTGCTGCGCGCCTTATATTCATCCCAGTTGGCGGCGTCGCGCCCGTCATTGGTTTTTGTGCCGTCGCCTTTGGCGCTATTTCTATAAGATGGCACGGCATTGGGTCGAGTACCGACAACTTCCTGTACCGCCCCTGCCGCTTTATCGATCCCTTTGCTGATGTCATGTGACTTCGGGAACCCCGTCCCAAAGATCCACATCAGGCTATCGCGAACCTCAAAGCCTGCATCCTCGATCGCACAGGCCATCCTATGATAATTGCGAGAGGCACCAAATGCTGTAAGGTGGCCACCAGGCTTGAGAACACGAAGCACTTCAGCCCAGAACATTGCATCAAACGCAATGCCGCGACGATCCCAGTCTTTGCCCATGAAACCCAATTCATAAGGCGGGTCGGTCACGACCGCATCATATCTGTTGTCTGGAGTATCTTTCAAAAAATGCCAAGCATCGCCCGGACATAGAAGAACTTTGTTTTTTACAAGCTGTTCATGCGCCATATTACAATACCCACGGCCGATGCGGTATCATCTTCCAGTGTGATATTTTTAACACTTGCATGACGGTTTGAATTGAGGCTTACTACAAAAGCGAAAGGGCCAGACGTTGTCAGCGCTGGCCCTCTCTGAAACTACCGAAATGTTTGGAATTGCGGTCGTTGTGTCTCTTACTTAACACACCCCCCACAAATTGCAAGCAGGTTCCACCGGTGGTTTCCAAAAAACCTCTGGACGGGATCGTTTGTCCTGCCCAGTGGTCGGTCTGAAACCGAGCTGTTGGGTGTCGCACGGATGTCCCGCCCCATAGAAGCCGGTTTCGGTCGTAATACCCTTGCCAGAGGGAATGCAGGCTATTGGGCTTGCCCGGTTTGACCCGTTTACGGCTGGCGAACCACCTGAGAAAGACCTTTCCGCCGGGCAGCGCGCCCGCCGTCCGGGGACCGGACGAGAGACAAGCCTACTAGGCTATCTCAGGAAAGAAATGGGGCAGTATGTCTAAAATTCAGGAAACAGGAGCAACACGGTGACCGGAAAAATGAACTGGGGACGGGCGCGAAAATTCAAAGCAAGGGAGGAGAGGTTGGAGCATGGCACGGTGATCAAGCGTACCGGACGCATGGTCTACAACGAAGCACGGGATACGCTCGAAGCGAAGGCGCGCAAAGCAGAACGGCAATGGCTGCAGCAACAGCAGCGCAAGAAGCCGCCAAAGGTTAAGGACCTGTACAAACCGACGCCATACGACATCTCCCGCAATCCATCACTAGCACCGTCAAAACCGCCGATCATCAAGGGCCGCGACGTGGTGATGGACGTGCTAGCGGAGATGTCAGGCGAGCCCTGCCGATAATACAGGGAGGAGCATCACAGCATGACGAAACGACGGACGGGAAACAGAACCATGAGCGACGCACAGGAAGACATTCACCGCGAATTTTTGCTGACCGCGCTTCGGGCCGCCAGCCTCAGGGCAAAAACGTGGGATGCAGACATGACGACTATTGGGGTAGCGCTCAGGAATGGCCTGATCGGGAGCAATACGGCGTTGGCGTGGATCAGGGAGGCTGGGCTGGGCTGGATAGTTGGGGCGATACCGGAGGAAGTTGGCCGGGTTGCTCAGACCACATGGGGCGACATCGATCAGCCTGATGAGGTTTTGCCCCGTGTTGGGAATGGGGGTGCGCAATGAGCAAGGTTTGGCCGGCAAACGGACATCGATCCGGCGAGAATAACCCCCATGCCCGCCTGACGTGGCTTGACGTGATCGAGATCAGGATGATGGCGGCGGCCGGTATTGCTCACCGCGTCATTGCGAAACGGTTTTGTTGCGACAAGACGCATGTTGCGTTGATCGTGAAGTTCAAACGATGGGGAGTGAAGGCATGAAGTCGACTGAGGATAAGCAATTTGCGGTCGCGGACGGTTGGGCGCTGGCGAGTGACGGTATTCAGTGGATCCTGCAGCGTCATGAAAGTTCCAAACGGTGGCGCAATGTGTCGTTTGTCCGGTCGGACAGAGATGTCCTGGCCAGATGCCTGCGTGAGAAGGGCGCAGAGGGCACCACCATCGATCATTTGCCTGCCGGGCTACCGGACAGCTTCGAGCAGTGGAAAACCGCTCAGGGGGGCTGCCAATGAGGTCATTGCGGGAGGATCAAACCGAGGCGTTGAATAATTTGCGGGCGGCGGTTGGTGAGGGGGACAGGCATATCGTGATGCAGGCGCCGACAGGCTATGGCAAGACGGTATTGTCGGCTGAACTGGTGAATAGGGCGCGCATGAAAGACAAGAAAGTCCTTTTCATCGTTCCTGCGATCTCTTTGATCGATCAAACGGTCGAGATGTTCAATGGGCAGGGCATCAGCGATATCGGGGTGATCCAGCAGAACCATCGGCAGACGGATGGCTGCATGCCGGTACAGGTGGCCTCGGTGCAGACGTTGCAGCGACGTGAGATGCCGCCGGCCGACGTCGTGGTGATAGATGAGGTGCATCGTTGGTCCGATGCCTATGGCACGTGGATGCAGACACCTGGGGTATGGTGGGAAAAGCCTGTTATCGGTTTATCGGCTACGCCCTGGCACAAAGTGTTAGGGACATATTTCAAGCGGCTGATCAAAGCATCGACGACGCAGGAATTGATAGACAAGGGCTTGCTATCCGACTTCAAAGTTTATGCATCGAGTCATCCGGATCTTGATGGGGTCAGGACGGTGCAGGGCGACTATGAAAAGGGCGAACTGTCACGACGTATGAGCAAGGTTAAGCTGGTCGCGGATATCATCGAGACATGGATCGAGCAGGGTCGCGGTCGGTCGACGTTATGCTTTGCTGTCGATCGCACGCATGCGAAGAAGCTGCACGAGCAATTTGAGGCGCGTGGCGTCAGAACCGCTTATCAGGATGCATTCACGACACCAAACGGTCGCGCCGAGATCAAGCGCGGCTTTCATGATGGTTCGATCGAGGTCGTGGTGAATATTGGTACGTTGACAATGGGCATAGACTGGGATGTCAGGTGTATCATCCTGGCGCGGCCGACTAAGAGCGAGATGTTGTTTGTGCAGATCATGGGGCGTGGCCTGCGGACGGCTCCCGGCAAAGACTTCCTTTTAGTTCTCGATCATACCAGCACTCATTCGAACCTCGGCTTTGTGACGGATATCGATGTCAACCATACTGAATTATTGGCGGACACCGACCGCGTTGCGAGCGTAACTGATCGCATCAGGCTGCCGAAGGAATGCCCCGCCTGTGGTTTTTTGAAAGCTCCCGGCATGTCTAAATGCCCGATGTGTCAGCATGTGACTGTGGCGCATTGCACGATTGAGCCGACACCGGGTGAGCTTAAAGAGATCGAGCGCAAGAAGAAGGAAGAGCGGGCGAGTATTGATCGGCGCGTGTTCTACGCCGAGCTTTTGGCCTATGCCCAGCTAAAGGGGTGGAAGCCGGGCTGGGCTGCCAATGTATATCGCGAGCGGTTTGAGGTATGGCCCAACGCCATGAAGGACGTGCGGGCTGCGCCGGCGATCTCGAGGGATACGAAAAACTGGATCACCCATCGCAATATCGCGTGGGTGCGGGGCAAGGGAAGAAACGCGAGATGGCCGATAGCAAAGGAGGACTGAGCCATGGGCATCATGTTTGGAGACCATTTGATCGATATCGGGTATCACGACATCACCCCGGAACAAGAACGAGAGACTGAGGCGCGGGAGGAATGCGCACGACGCGGGATCGATCCCGACGAGGTTTGCGCCGATGGTGGCGTAGAGGCTTGGATGGTGGTCGATAAAGAGCTGCGGGAGCAAGCAAGGACCGCTGCCGAGTTATCCACAGGGAAAGGGTCAACGTCACGTTGACATTGAACCTAGAGCATGGCACAAGACACCACCTCATGAACGAGCCACTGGGGCTCACCAAACAGAGAGCATCACATGTGTAAAATTGAGATCATTCTCGGCGGTCGCGGCGGCAAATTGGATAGTGCCACTGTCAACCTCGACGAGGCTGACGAGGGGTTTGACATCAAGGTTAGTGAAGTTGCTCAAGAAGTGATCCGGGGGTGGGATCTCCGAATTGGCGATACCATCCGCATCATCGAAGTAAAATAATGTTCTCGATCGACACAATGCGGACATAAACAAGTGAACACTGCACGTGTTGTTACCCCGGCACAGGGGGCTTGGCGCAGAGATCTAGGCATATGCGTCGAGGTTCTGTGACATGGACCAGCGGGAGGTGTCCGTGGTCATGAAATAACGCCCGCCTCTGGGGCACCGGTCTTATCTCCTGTGAACTGGTGCCCCAGATCAAATGCATCACATCGTATTCCATATAGGGGAGCATTCCACATGAAAACGTTGTTTCTGGGCGCCACGTTCTTGGCGCTCTCGGCTACACCTGCGCTTGCGGGTGGTTTGCCTCAGCAGGGTAGTAACACTGCGATAGGTGTCGGTGCGGCTAAGTCGACCTCGATCTCTGCATCGCAGGCGACGGCGATCTCGGGTCAGGGCGGTCAAGGCGGCAAAGGCGGGACTGGCGTAGGTGTTGGAGTTGGTACGGGCGGCTCCGCTGTCGGCGGCGCTGTCATCATCAACCCGGGTCCGGCTTCCACGACCAGCACCAGCACCATCGATAACGTTGGCCATAGCTCGGTCTCGACTGTTCCGTCGGTTTTTGCGCCGGGGCTCGCGGCCGCGGGGATCGAAAGCTGCCTTGGTTCGGTGAGCGGCGGTGGGTCTTGGCTCGGGACTGGGATCACACTTGGTGGTTCGATCCCTGATCGAGACTGTAGTGCGCGTTTAGACAGTCGAACTTTGTGGTCCATGGGTCTCAAGAAGGCGGCTGTGGCCCGGATATGTCAGACGACGGAAGTTTATAACTCGATGCCCGAAGTGTGCGGGCAGTATATGCCTCGGCCGGCGCCGGTTTATGCGCCAACTGCTTTGCCTGCGACCTACGCCTCGGTGCAAACAGCATCTCTGCCTTCGGGAACGCTTATGTTGATCGAGGGCGCAACGGGCAAAGAACGCCCGTGTTCCAATTACGACGAAGGCCACCAGAAATGCCGACACTGGGCCGACGCCGTAACCTCGAAGCCAAAACAAGTTCCGCATGTGGCTTCGGGGCCTATCACTAGACCATCGTCGGTGGCAGTACCCCTGCCGGTACCAAGTCCCGTCAAGAAGCAGACTGAAAAGGCTGTAGAGCCTCATTCGATCTCTAGATTGGCGGACTCACTGCAGACGCCGCTTTGGCTGCAGATGATCCATCCTGAAGTCCAACCCAAGGCGAAAACAGAAGAGGAAAAACGGAATGAAGAAAGTCTGGTACGTTGTCTCGGCGTGTGCGTTGCTCCTGGCAATGGGGGACGCAGCTAATGCTGCATCAGCTCTATCGTTCGGTGCGGGGGCCAATTTTGGTCAAGTCAACACTGCGAACCTGGCGGCATCAACTGGAACTGCTGCCGCAGGTTCACTGGCTACTGGCACCAATACGTCGTTGGGTGCTGGTATTGCTACCACTACGCCGGCCGGTTCATTGACCAGTGCAGTCGGTGCCTCGGCGGGTCAAAGCAATAGCATTTCCGGTGCAGCGAGCATCGGTAACGGTGCGGCGGTCGCGGCTGGCGCGTCCAGGAATGTTGGTGTGGGCGTGGGTGTAGGTTTCACAAACACTGTTCCATAACCAATAGGCTGGGAGGTGGCGGGCGCCAGCATATTTCGCCGGCGCCCGTTATCTTGTTACTATGATCCTGGTTAACCAGGATCTTGGAAAGGAACCGCAATGGGACGAATGAAAGCGGACAATAGCAGGAAACAAGCTCGGACGCTCTTGAGGAGAGACTTTTCCGTTTATATACGGCATCCTCATTGGGTCATCGAATGTGATCACTGCTCGCAAGGCTGGCGGCTAGCCGATGCCTGCAAGAGAGTAGAACTCGAGAATATTTTTACGCTTATGGAGCATGCCCGCATGCATCACCGGGAGGAAAATGATGGAATATCCGCAGATCAATAGGCTAACAGGGACCCACCCTGAGGACCTTTTGCAAGACTACAAGATCGCGCAGAAATCCTGTGAGGAAGCCATAAAAGCCCTTGCAGGTGTTTGGCCACAAGTCCGGGACTATCAGGGCGGAGATGTTAGGATGGCGCTTCACGAGCACAGCGAGCGCTGCAAAGCTCTACGCACGGTCGCGCTCGATCTGCAGCTGATCATCGAGAGCATTCTGCATCAAACTGTGGATAACTCGAGATAGCAATTGAACCGATGCCATGGCTGTGGCTACATATCGTTATTGAGCCACTGGGGCTCGCCAACGAAAGAGCATCACATGACCCGCTACATTTTGGTTGATAACGCGTCCGGTTATATCTGGTCTGATCTTGACGCTGACGATCCCGTGCACGCGGCGCGTAAGACTGATGGGACCGTGGATAAGGAGTTCGGCTACGACTACACTGAATACCGGCCAGGCTGCTCTCTTGCATCTGACGACAGTGCCTATCTTGTCTACACTGTTCCTAGCGACTATCCCTCGTTCTCTGACGGTTCCGCGAGAGCAGAAATTGACGCCTTAGATGCACAGGGTACACTGGTAGCTATCGTCCAGAGGCATGTTTCCGACGATGAGTAAAGGATAGCTGTGGATAACTTGGGGCGACGGTTGAACCGTCGCCTCTCTTAAGGTACAAATAATTATTGAGCCATTGGGGCTCGCAAGGCTCGCACGGTAGCTCATGAATTTACGCTTGGTACTGAACCGAATGCCGTAGAGCTTGCTTACGAGAATGCGACCCTTCTCGCCAAGTTTCTCAACATCGCGGAGGAGGCGAAATAAGCGTCCCCTGCATCGCTCTCACGCCCGGCGCTTCGGCTTCCGGGCTTGAGGCAGTAGAAAGGGCCATTGGGGCCTTTTAGGAGTGATCACTTGCCGATCTCACTAGCAACCCGCCGCAGCTCTTTGACCAAAGCCTTCAGCTCCAGTTTGTCTTTCAGCGAAAGCCCACTTTTGCGGCCTGCGCCTTCAAGCGCTGTCGCATGATCAGTGAGACGGCAGATCATTTCGAATTGGTCATTTGAGAGCGTTTTCACGTCACTCATCACTTCACCTCCTTGGTCACCTCATCCGCATCACATGATCAATATCCGCCAGCACTACTTTGACGACATCGAGGACGTCGTTATTACCGGTCTTTTGCCCAATGGCGAGTATGGGGCCTATCGCGAGAGCGCGGACGAAGGTCGCATCCGCGGCTATGGGGCAACCCGGTTCGGCGCCATCGCCGACATGGTTGAACACTATCTCGGTCTGCAGGACGAATAGGGAGCATCACAATGAAATATTTCGATGTTAGAGTGTGGGAGCGCGCCGAACACTGGTATTTTGACGCAACGGTGGAGGCCAAAGACGAGCGTGACGCATGGCGGGTGGCCCGCAGGGAATACCCCAAGCGGGAATATGCGATCCGTGAATTGAGGGAGGTGTTCCGATGAGTGCAGTGCTCTGGAGGGTTACCATCGACGGGATCAGAATGGAGCTGTGGCAAAGCCGCAGCGTCCATTCCCATCTTCCCAATTACACAGCGGCGTTCTGGCTTGTGAACGAGCCTAAGCATATGACCATCAGCCATCTTGGACAGGACCTCGAAGATGCTCTATCTCTGTTTGGCAACACCGTCCGACATCATCGGAGGCTCACAGGATGACCGGAACTCAGTTAAGGATGATCCGTCGTGCAATGGGGCTCAACAAGCTCGACTTTGCCATCCACATCATCGGCTATACCGGATCGGATCAGAACGTCGAGAACCGCATCCATAGGCTGGAAGGTGATCAGCAGATACCCTTGCATCTGGGTCGGTTTGTGCATCTGATCTGGGAGGCCTACAACAGGACCGGAAAATTGCCGCATTGGCCGGCGAACCTTCTGATCGAAGGGGAGACGCCACCATGGATGTAAATAAGCTCAACGCCTCGATCCGGTCTATCCGCATGCCAATGCGCATGTCCCGGCTGCCGATCAATGCCCGTGGCTATCCGGTGCCATATTTCGTTCCGGAAAGCGGCGACTTCCGTGCCGCGGATCCGGATAAGTTCGAAGGCTGCATCAAGAACAAGCTGTGCTGGCTGTGCGGCACCAAGTTGGGGCAATATCTCTGCTTCGTGCTCGGTCCCATGTGCACCGTCAACCGGGTGACGAGCGAACCGCCATGTCATCTCGAATGCGCCGTCTATGCGGTGCAAGCCTGTCCTTTCCTGTCCAACCCCCGCATGCGCCGCAATGAGATCGATGTGCCTGATGGCACAATGGCCGGTGAGCCGCTGCTGCATAACCCCGGCGTGACGGCTATCTGGATCACCAAGGGCTATCGTCTCAAGAAGGTGGATGGCGGTGTGCTGTTTTCTCTGAAAGAGCCTACCAATGTGATATGGTACACCGAGGGTCGGCTCGCGAGCCGTGGTGAAGTGCTAGAGGCGATATACAGGGGACTGCCTGACTTAGAGCAGCTTGTTTACGTCCCAGCAGAGAAGGAGGCCCTCACGAAGTCAGTCGCAGCCGCTTTGCATTGGGTACCAAAAGAGGATGACGATAATGCCGGATCTGCACGACATGGGGAACACGATCGAGAAGGGGTTCGATGTGGCGAACCGGGTTCAGGCGATGATGGGCCAACCCCCTCTCGATGAAGTCAGCTATGTGATGGGCTTTGTCTGTTGTTTCGGTATTCTCACGCATCGCGTCGAGATCGGGCTGCCGGCCGATGCGCCGCTCGATCGGATATTCGACAACGTCCACAAAGACGTTGACCAGATGATGCGCCGCATCAGTAAGAACCAGACGCTGCAGGACATGGTGAGGGATCATATCAATGGTGTTAAAAACCCAGGCTGAACCGCGGCTCGCTGAGGATGGCCGTATGCTGGCCGCCGGCTGGCACGGCTATATGTGCGGAAACTGCGACCATTATCATATCGACCTGTTTGATGATGAGGGAACCGTGTTCGCCACCATGGTCATCATGGGGAACGTCCTGACTGAATTCGGCAATAAATTGCTCTCGATCGCCGCAGCCCAGCAGGCTGAAAGGATGTTCGTCGAGAAACCTACCAACCGCGGGGGCACCGCTTGATGATGGCTAAAGGCGTTAAGGGAAATTTGCGAGGCGATCGTATCAGGATAGCTGTCACCATGTCACCTGAGTTATTCGCCAGCATAAATATGCGGGCAGAGAGGCGAGGCGTATCCTTCAATGCAGAGGCCATTATGTTGATGAGGTGCGGGCTATTTGACTACGAGGAATCAGAGTCAATGGATCCTGTAGCAGAGGCAGCACAGTGAGATAAACCAATGGAAATAGGCGAAAAAGAACGGCAGATCAAGGCGCTCAGGCTGGCCAGAGAGGCTCGCTGGAAGGCTAATGCTAAAGCCCCCATACCGCAGTCCTCGGCTACGTTACGCGAGATCATAGCGCAGGTGAAGCAGAGGATGGCGCCTGATAAGCCAGGCAAGAAGCCTGGAATGGAAAAGCCTGGAACGGAACGGTCTGTTGGAATGGAAGCGCCTGCTGGAACGAAAGCATCGCAGGAATCGTTCCAGATGAAGCCAAAACGTTCTGGTGGTCGGCCGCCGATCGGCCTCAAGGCAATGACGGCTAAAGAGCGCAAGGCGCGGTTCAAGCAGAAGCAGCGCAACATGGAACTGAAGCGAGATGGCCGAAAGTAAAAAGCGTACTGGCGGTCGACGCCTGGTAGCCAAGAAGCGCAGGCCACGGTTTGACAGGCGACGGCGTGCCAGGCTGGAGCTTGATGTCATTGAATGGCTTCGTGCTGCGGCCGCTCTTTGCCAGGGTGCGCTTGCTGTGCTGGAAGATATGCAGCACAGGAAACGTGGCGTCAGGGAGTTGAGGCGAGATGGCCGGAAGCAAGAAAGGTGAGCATCGGGGCAATGCTCGCAAGCGGCCTAAGCCCAAAGGGTATGAGGGCGAGCGTGTCCGCCGACTGCGCCGCACCCACGAAAGCCCGGGTGAGATCATGTATGAGGCGCTGGGGCGTAGAGGCCAAGCCATGCGCGATCCGGTAGTGATCGATCGGCGCATTACGGTCGCCCGTATCATCAATGGGCCATCTGGGGACGTCCACGATATTACGCCTAAGCAGATGCTTTTGATGGGGATGCATTACCATGCGGCCGCGATCCGCGACATAATGGCTATGCTTGATGAGATATCGCATCAGCCGGTGACACCACTAACGATAGCCAAGACCAACGCGTTAGAGGCAGAGATCGAGAGATTATACGATAAGTCTCGCGACTATGCTCGCGATGTTGCTGGCTATGTTCATGCGAAGCTGACGGCTATTGCGACGACAGAGCTGAGTGGTCAAAACCAGGCCAATATTCTGCAGACGCTTATTGACGAGATCGATGAGATCGAGCGCTCACGTTCGATACCTATTGAGTACAAGCCGCAAAAGCTGGGAGGCAGAGAATGACGGTCGTTGGCATTCAGATGATCCGTATACAGGACTTTGAGGAAACAGCGCGGGCCGCGGATGCGGGTACTGAGCAAGCACGCGAGTTCCTTCAAGCGTTCTTACATTGGGACAAACATTTTCAGTATACCGATGAGAGGCCGCGCTGCTTTTCCTGCACCAAGGTTATTCACCGCCTCGAGGATCTCGATGATGATGATCCTGGGAATTTGGGCGGTTTCGGGTTTGCTAAACTCAGTGAGGATGGGGCGAAGGAGATCGAGGGGTTTGGTTGCCCGTTCTGTCTCGACTGCACGCGCAAGGGAGCGCAGAGACTTTCCAAGCAGTTTAGCCGGCTGATGGAAAGGCAGCTTGGGTTAGTTGCGGTGCAGGTGCATTGATGCCTGTCGCTGAGGAAGTCATGCCTGAGATCGTTGTTAACGGCCATCTGTTAACGCCGCACCAAGTCGATACCTTCGAGGCAGCCTGCATGACGCTGCGGATGTGCCTGACTGACGTGCGGATGCGGGACCATATGGGGCCGCTTATTGGGATGAAGTATCTGCAGGGCCTCGGCGAGATCGAGGCTATGATGTTGGAGACGGAATGATACCGCGGCATTTCCAGTTCGGGCGAAACCTGCTATGAAGGCAGTGGGTAGAGAACTGAGGCGATGGCATGGGCAGGAAGCAGCTGAGGCAGGATATGGGCAGGAAGCAGCGCAGGCGAAAGCGCAAGATCAAGAAGCTTAAGCTGGAAATCGAGATGTTGCTTGCGATGAGCGACAGGGTTTTTGAGAAATTGATAGCTCATGCTGATCATGATCGCATCAAGCAATTGATCGCCGAAGAAGGGGATAAGCATGGCGAAACTATATGTCACTGAATATCATGACCTTCCGCAGGCCTTTTCCAACTCTGCGCCGCAGCTGGTGCGTGAGCCCGGGATCGTGGATCAGGCGCCGATAACGATAGGCGCCTCGGCGGCGCAGTCATCGCCCTTCAATGCGAACACGCGTCTGGTCCGGCTGCATACGGATGTGGTCTGTTCGATCGCGATAGGCCCGCCGGCGACGACGACTGCGACGGCGAACAACCAAAGGCTTGCGGCGAACCAGACTGAATACAAGATGGTGCAGGATGGCGCCGGCCATGTTGTGAGCGTGATCACCAATTCATGAGGGCAAAGCGATGATGAGTCTGCAACCCTATCTGCCGCCGGTCTCAGGTGATGCTGGTTCTGTTTTTGCTTTGCTTCAGGTATTGGCGGACCCTGAGAAGGCGCGGGCGGCGTTGAAGCTGATGGTAGAGGAGCGCAAGAAGATCGAGGAGGCGTACGAGAAACAGCGCAAGGCAACAGAGGATGACAAGGCGGCTGCCAAGCATGCCCATGCTGAAGCTGAGAAGATCCGGCATGAGACGGACAAGCTGGCCTCGCAGGCGACCAGCGAGTTTGGATATGCGAAGGCGGCCCGGGAGGCAGCCGAGCGAGCCAAGCAGCAGTCTGAGCATGCTGAGCGGAAGGCGGCTGAGATGATGGCGAAGGTAGAGGAACGCGAGGTCATGTTGGAAGGCCGTGAGCGCGAGCTAGATCGCAAAGCCAAGGATATAGGCCAGCGGGAGGATGCGCTTAAGAAGGTGATCGAGAAGAACATGCGGGTTGAACACGATCTTGAGCTTCGCGAGACGCAATTGGCTGAGGACATTGCGGAGCACCGCAAATGGTTGGATGGTTTGAAGCCGCCTCGGGTGCGTTAACAGTCTATCTTGCGTTTCTCGGGGCATTCCCGAGGTTTGCTGATCTGGGGATCATTGAGGACGTTCCGAGCGGGACCATAGTCCTGACGCCCTCGCCGCTGATGGTTCCGGCCGGTTCGCCAATTGGGACTGTGGTGGCCACGATCTCGGTTACGGGAGGATCGCCGAGTTACACCTATTCGTTGACGTACGATCAATTGGGGTATTTTACCATTGTCGGGAACCAGCTGCAGGTCAACTCTAGCAGCATGGCGGTAGGAACCGACAACATCACGATCACCGCCACGGGCTCGCTGGGAGATACGTTGCAGCTACCAACGCAGGTGTTTATTACGCCGGCGTCGTATGTGCCAACCTACTATCTCTGCGGGTTCTGAGCATGGCCGATCCCATTGTAGGCATCGTCAACGGCGTTCCCACCTCGGGGACCGGCACCATCACGACGTTGGGGCAGACGCTGCTTGACGGTGCGAATATCACCTATGGCGCGTCAACGGACCTCGCGGTGACAGCTGGCGCTGCGGGGTCGGTCTCTGCCAAGTTGCGTTCGATTTCGCGGGACATTGTTGGCGGCATTGTGCTGCAGGCGGGGGCGAACGTTATTGGCGCCGTGACGCAGAGCGGCGGGCCGTGGTCGGTATCGGGGACGCTGGCGGCCACGCAGAGCGGCACGTGGAACATCACCAACATCACGGGGACCATCAGCCTTCCGACGGGTGCGGCGACGGCGGCGAACCAGCCGACGAATGCGGCTATTGCGTCGACGACATCCGGTCAGACCGGGCATCTGGCGATGGGGGCGACGTCGACGGCGGCGCCGAGTTACACGACCAGCCAGACCAACCCGCTGAGTCTCACGCCGGCGGGTGCATTGCGGGTTGATGGGTCCGGGGTGACGCAGACTGTATCCGGGACGGTCGCCATCTCGGGGGGTTCGATCGGGATCACGGGCACGGTTCCTGTGAGCCAGTCGGGAACCTGGACGGTGCAGCCTGGGAACACGGCGAACACGACGCCATGGCTGATGACGGTCAATGCGGGGGGCAACAGCGCCACCGTGAGCGCGGCGGGCGCGCTGAAGGTGGATGGGTCGGCAGTGACACAGCCGATCTCTGCTGGTGCCCTTCCGTTGCCATCTGGGGCGGCCACGAGCGCGAACCAGGCGACGGCGGCGGCGCAGGGTTCGGCCACAGCCGGGCAGACGGGAACGTTGGTGCAGGGCGCTGTGGGGACTTCGGCGCCGACGTATACGAATGGGAACACCAACCCGATCTCATTGACAACGGCGGGTGCGATCCGGGTGGATGGGTCCGGTGTAACGCAGCCCGTATCCGGAACTGTGACTGCGAACCAGGGCGGGACATGGTTGACGCGGACGCAGGATGGGTCGGGGAATGCGATCTCGAGCACGTCGGGTTCGCTGAACGTGAATATTACGGGTGGGGCGGGCAGCGGCGGGACAAGTTCCAACTTCAGCGCGACGTTTCCGACGACGGGCACCGCGGCGGGCGCTGAATACCTTTCGACACCGCCGTCGCTGACCAATGGCCAGATGGTGGCGCTGCAGACCAATGTGTCCGGGTCGCTTAAAGTCGATGGCAGCGCTGTGACGCAACCCGTGAGCGGGACCTTCTGGCAGGCGACGCAGCCTGTGAGCGGGACCATTGCGGCGACGCAGAGCGGGGCTTGGAACATCACCAATGTGACGGGCACGATCTCGCTGCCGACGGGGGCGTCGACCAGTGCGAACCAGCCATCGAATGCGAGCCTGGGGTCGACGACATCGGGGCAGACTGGGACGGTATCGCTGGGGGCGGTCACGACGGGTGCGCCGAGCTACACCACGGCGACGTCGAATGCGTTATCGCTGACGACGGCGGGGGCGCTGCGTGTGGATGGCAGCGGGGTGACGCAGCCTATTTCGGGCTCGGTCTCGATCTCGGGTACAGTGGCGGCGACGCAGTCGGGCACCTGGAACATTACGAATATCTCGGGGACCGTTTCGTTACCGACTGGGGCTGCAACATCAGCGAACCAGCCCAGCAATGCGACATTGGGCAGTACGACGACGGGGCAGACCGGACATCTGGCTCTTGGTGCTGTAACGACTGCGGCGCCGTCCTATACGACAGCGACGAGCAATGCGTTCTCGCTCACCACGGCGGGTGCGTTACGCACGGATGCCTCGGCCACGATCCAGCCTGTCAGCGGCACGGTCACAGCCTCGCAGGGCGGCACGTGGACGGTTCAGCCCGGCAATACCGCCAACAGCACGCCATGGTTGACCTCGATCAGCCAGGGCGGCAACACGGCGGCGGTCACGGCCTCGAGTGCGTTGAAGGTGGATGGCTCGGCGGTGACGCAACCGATCAGCGGCACCATCACGGCGAACCAGGGTGGCAACTGGACCAGTCGCACGGTTGGCAATGCGGGTGCGATCCTGGACTTTGCCGGGCAGAATGTGTCGGCGCCGGCCAATGCGTTCCTGGTGGGTGGCGAGTTTAATACGACGCCAACGACCATCACGTCGGGGAATGCCAGCCCGCTGCAGCTGGATAGTGCTGGCAATTTGTTGGTGAATATCAAGGCTGGTGCGGGCAGTGGTGGGACGGCGGCGGCGGATGAAAGCACGTTCACGGCGGGCAGCAGCAATTTTACACCGTCTGGCGGTTTTTATCAGGCGAGCGCGAACAGCAACCCGCTGACAGCTGGCCAGCAGGGCACGATGCAGCTGACGGCCTATCGGGCTTTGCAGGTGAATTTGCGGGATGCCAACAGCAACCAATTGGGTGTTAGCGGCTCACCGCTTTTTGTCATTCCGAGTTTGCCGTCGACGCAGAGTTCGGTGGCATGGACCTCGGCGACGGCGCTGAACACGACGGTCGCAGTTATTCCCAGCAGCAGTGCTGCATATAACACGCTGCAGGGGCAACTGACGCAAGGGACCACGATCACTGGCGGCGCGGTGACGTTTGAAGAGACGTTTGACAATGGCACGGTATGGAAGGCGGTGCCGGCTGGGCGGCTGATCGATCCGTCGACGGGGGCGCAAATTGCCAACCCGTATACGCTGGTAGCGAACACCAATTTGGCCTGGCAGATCGTTAGTACGGGCAGCGCCCAGGTTCGTGTTCGGTTGTCGACTGTGATCGCTGGGACTGGCACGGTCACGATCTATTATTTATCGACGCCGAATTTAAATGAGTTGGTAGCTTACCAGAACAATGCTGCCAACCTGCTGTGCACGGCCTCGCAGGGCGGCACTTGGAATATCAATAATATCTCAGGCACCATCAGCCTTCCGACCGGCGCCGCGACATCGGCCAACCAACCCAGCAATGCGGCGCAGGGGTCGACAACGAGTGGCCAGACTGGCGCGCTGTCGATGGGTGCGGTGACGACCAGCAACCCGAGCTATACGACGGGCCAGACCAGTCCGATCAGCCTGGATACCAGTGGTGCGGTTCGGGTCAATGTGATCGCGGGCTCGGGTGGCGGCGGGACATCGAGTTCGTTCGGATCGAGCTTTCCAGCGACGGGCACGGCGATAGGCGGGCAATATTTGACCAGCCCGCCGACGCTGACCACGGGGCAAATGAACGGCTTGCTGTTGAGTTCGGTTGGCCGGCTTGTGGTTGACGGCTCGGGGGTGACGCAGCCGGTATCTGGGACCATCACTGCGAACCAAGGAGGTGCGCCATGGACGATGAAGCCGGACGGGACGGCCTGGGCGCTGACTGGGACGTCTGCCAATGTCAACCTGACGAATGCGTCTGTCGCGGTGACGGGGACGTTCTGGCAGACGACGCAACCGGTGTCGGCGGCCTCCCTGCCACTGCCTACTGGCGCGGCTACATCGGCGAACCAACCCACGGCGGCGGCAGTTGGCTCGACCAGCTCGGGCCAAATTGGCAACGTGGCTATGGGGTTTACCACGACGGGTGCGCCGACCTACACGACGGCGCAGACCAACCCGTTAAGCCTGACGACCGCGGGTGGTTTACGCGTTGATGGCAGTGCGACGACACAGCCGGTATCGGGTTCGGTCAGCATTACTGGCACGGCGACGGTGACTGGCACGGTTACGGCGAACCAAGGGGGTGCCCCATGGAGTATGAAGCCGGACGGAACGACGTGGGCGATGACGTCGACGAGCGCGAACGTCAATTTGACGAACGCCTCTGTGGCGGTCACGGGAACGTTTTGGCAGGCGACCCAGCCTGTGAGTGCTGCCAGCCTGCCCCTGCCTACGGGAGCGGCTACTTCAGCGAACCAGCCTACGAACGCTGCTGCAGCGAGCACCACGTCCGGTCAAACGGGCGGTTTAGCTTTGGGTGCTGTGACTACTGCGGCGCCCTCGTACACGACGGCGACCAGCAATTATCTATCGCTCACGACTGCCGGGGCCCTACGCGTCGATGGTTCAGCTGTCACCCAGCCGGTGAGCGGAACGTTCTGGCAAGCCACGCAGCCGGTCAGCGGGACCGTGACGGCGAACCAAGGCGGCACCTGGAACGTCACGAATATCTCTGGAACGATCAGTCTGCCAACCGGGGCGTCGACCAGCGCAAACCAACCGAGCAATGCGGGGCAGGGATCAACGACGTCGGGCCAAACTGGTACGTTGGGCATGGGCGCCGTCACTACCGGTTCGCCAAGCTATACGACCGCGCAGACTAGTCCTTTTTCGCTGACCACGGCCGGTGCGCTTCGCGTTGACGGCTCGGCGGTCACTCAGCCTGTCAGCGGCACTGTGGCGGTGACGCAGAGTGGGACCTGGACGGTTCAACCGGGCAACACGGCGAATACCACGGCGTGGCTGGTGACGGGCACGGGCGGGGTGTTTCCGGCCAGCCAGAGCGGGACCTGGAACATCACCAATGTCAGCGGCACGGTATCGCTGCCGACCGGCGCTTCAACCAGCGCCAACCAACCGAGCAATGCCACCCAGGGGTCGACGACATCGGGACAGACGGGCAATTTGGGCATGGGGGCAGTCACGACGTCTGCGCCATCTTATACGACGGCCCAGACCAGCCCATTGAGCCTGACCACGACGGGCGGGCTGCGGGTTGATCTGACCGGCACGGGGGCGAATACGACGGCGCTGAAGGTCGATGGCAGCGCAGTGACACAGCCGGTGAGCGTTGCGGCCGCGGTGACGGTGCAACAGGCCACGGCGGCAAATTTAAAGGGGCAGGTTGATCCGCTGACGGCGGCGAACTGGGGCATTGGGTCGAGCACGCAGAACAGCGCGAGTGTGGCCAATGGCGTAATGGCGCTGGCGCAGTTCAACACGTCGCCGACGGCCATCACCAGCGGCAACATGAGCCCGCTGCAGATGGATGGGTCCGGCAATTTGCTGGTCAACATCAAGGCGGGGGCCGGCAGTGGCGGCACGGCGGCGCAGGACGCGGCGGCATTTACCGCGGGCACGACCAATTACACGCCTGCGGGCGGTTTTTTCCAGACCACGGCCACGAACAATGCCTTGACCAATGGGCAGGGCGGTGCGTGGCAGATGACGGCCAACCGCGCCGGTTTTGTCAATTTGCGGACGGCGACGGGGATCGAGCTTGGCAGCAATGCGTCACCATTGTGGGTTTATACGCCGAGTCCGACGCAAGGCACTGGATCATGGACGTCGGTGACGACGCTGAATTCCGTCATCAGCATGCTGGCGACAACATTTGTCACCTACAACACCATTGTAGGCCAGCTGACACAGGGTACGACGCTGACGGGTGGCGCAGTGACGTTCGAAGAGTCGTATGATGGCGGCACGAATTACAAGACCATTCCGGTCAGCCGGCTGATCGACCCGGTAACGGGATCGCAGCTGACCAACCCCTATACGTTTGTGGCCAGCACGAACCAGGCCTTCCAGATCATTGCGACGGGGGCGACCAACGTCCGCGCCAGGTTGTCGACGGTCATTGCCGGCACGGGCACGGTGGCGGTGCAGTCGGATCTGACGACGGCGGCGCATGAGACGCTGGCATTTCAGAACAATGCTGCGAATTTCCTGTGCACGGCCTCGCAAGGTGGCACATGGACCTCGCGCTGTGTCGGCAATGGCGGCGGTGTCTTTGACTTTGCCTCGACGCAGAACATTGCGACGCCTGGGCAGGCTATTTTGATCGGGGGTGAGTTCAACACCACGCCGACGACGATCACCAGCGGCAATTCCTCGCCGTTGCAGTTGGACAGCGCCGGCAACGTGCTGGTGAATATCAAGTCGACTGTGAACCAGCAGTGTGTCGGCGAAATAGCGTCCGGCACGACGGACAGCGGCAACCCACAGAAAATTGGCGGCCTTGCCAAGACGGCAAACCCGACCGCGGTCAGTGATGGCCAGCGTGTCACTGCAATATTTGACAAGCTTGGCAAGCAGGTGGTGGTGGGGGCGCTGCGCGATCTCAAGAAGCTTCAGACCACGACGATCACAACGACGACGGAAACCACGATCGTGACGGCGGGCTCATCGGGTGTATTCAACGATATTTATGGCCTGACGATCTCGAACACGAGCGGCACGGCGGTCAACGTTGCGATCAAGGATTCGACGGCGGGAACAACGCGCATGACGGTGATGGTTCCTGCGGGCGACATGCGAGGTTTTACGGTGCCGGTTGACAGTGCGATGGTGCAGGCGACGGCGGCGAACAATTGGACGGCGACGGTGTCGGCGGCGGCATCATCGATCTTTATTACCGCGCTTTATGTGCAGTGTACATAAACAATGGCTATTACACTTACCAACTCTAAACTGACTGATACGCTGACGCCGTCGAGTCCCATGACTGCGGCGTTCACGTCGGCGACGACGGCCAACCGCGGCATTATCGTCCATGTGACAGGCGACAATTCGCTCACCATCAGCACGCCGACCGATACGGTGGGCAATACCTTCATACTGGTTGGTTCACGGACCACCAGCGACAATACGTGTCAGTGCAAGACCTACTATGTGAAGCAGGGCATTGGTGGGACTGATACGGTGTCGGTGGCTTATACGGGCACGGCGACGTTCTTTTCGGTCGGCATTTGCGAGATCACGGACAGTGGTGGCAATGCGAATGGGTTTGTGCTGGATCAGTCGGCGACGAATTCCGGTGCATCGGCTAACGGGACGGTGACGACGGGGGCGACGACGGTTGCGACTGAGGTTGTTCATGTTGGAATGGTGACGACGGGTCCGACCCCGACGGCGGGCTCGGGTTTTACGCTGATGAACCAGGGTACGGTGTCGGGCCGCGGCGAGGAATGGAAGTCAGTTTCGGCGACGGGGACGCAAGTTTGTGCATTCACATCGGGGTCTGGCAGTTGGGCGGTCGTTGCGTCAACATACTACACTGCGACTGGTGCGGCGGCGGCGAAGGGCGGAACAATGTCTCTTATGGGAGTCGGATAAGATGTTCAGAATGGGAGTTGGGTAAATGTCGAACCCTATCAGTTTCATGAACTTGTATGTCTCGAAGATCCAGAGCCTCATTGCGATGATCGAAGACCTGCGCACGACCAATTCGATCATAGATGCGGATAGCACGCTCATTACGAGGTATTTCGCATCGCAAGATGCGCGCACCGATATTGTTGCGGCTGATGTCACGGGGGCGCATGATGCGTTGGTGCAGGTGATATTTGCCTATGACAGCGGATCGCCGACGCAGAAGTCACATTTATTCAAAATGCTTCCGTAGGGAGGATAGAGGATGGATACCAACGCAATGTTGTTGCCGGTGTTGAATGCCAAGACCTCGCATGACGGTCTTGTCGATGTCATCAAGGCGAACACGGCGGCCTTCAAAGAGATCAGAGGTGATCTTGGCCAATGCAACAGCCAGGAACGTGTGCAGGCGATCATCTACAAAGTCGAGGATGCGCTGACTGATCTTTCGATCACTAGTCAAAAGATCCCGAAATGGGTGAAGGATGGCGATGATCCAGCTATTCCGCCCCATTATGGGCAATATCCGGTCAATATGCCGCTCAACCCTAACAACCCGGTGCCGTGGCCCCCGGGTTACATGCCGCCACCTAGCACAGGGCAGTCAGGGGAGATCGAGGGACCCGATATGGTCAAGAACGCACAACCGGATGTAGCCAAGAGATCATCTATGCCGCCATGGGAAGAGGTTTCGCCGGTCGAGGATGTATCTCCGTCATCGAGATCACCTGCTGCAGACGTTAAGAAGAAGAAATGAAAATTCTCACCACGAAGGCGCAGCTTCGCTACACGATCGAGAGCGCGCGGCGCATTGTGTTTGAGCCTCAGCTTCCTGTTCCACCGGATGGGTTAGTTTATTTGCAGGGGGCTGATGGCGCGTTCCTTCAGGGTGGAGATGGTGCTTATTTATTGGGGTCTGGGTTGGTTTATTTGGTGGGGGCTGACGGTGAGCTTCTTTTGGGTGCGGATGGTTTTTACTTGCTGGGACCTACATGAGATGAACTTGTTGGGACCTACATGAGATGAATGGAGGCAACAATGGTCTTTTCTCGCCAAATTGTGGGGACCGACATAAATAGCTTGCCGTTTTTGGCGAGTGTGGGAACGACATCGCAGGACCTTGCGGACCGGTTTGCAATGGTTGCGAATGCAAAAGACTTTGGCGCTGTTGGGAATGGTGCGACGGATGACAGTATTGCTTTGCAGGCGTTTTTTACATGGCTGGCAGGCGCTTCTTTATCTGCTCCTCGAGCCGGTGTTTTATCTTCCGGCATTTACATGACATCGCAGCCGTTGACGTTGAATGGCAGTTATTTTGCGTTAGAAACCCAGAGTGCCGCTACAGAGGTCGTAATTAGATATACAGGTGCGGGAACCACATCAGACATCATTACTGTGGGTGACATTACTGGCGCTGTGCAGCAGGCCCGGATAAGAATTGGTTCTATTTATATCGATAGCAATACGACCATGACGGCAGGCGCTGCCGTTCATATCAAGAACGTCATCCAGTCCGAAATTAATTTCAGCGTAGCCGGGCAGTCCCGCTACGGCGCGGCCGGCAACAAGCTTTTCAATGGCGTTTGGTGGGATGCTTTGGATAATTGCGTCTATGGTGGGCGTGAGATAGTTGCCCAACAGGATGGACTGCGCATTAACGGCACAGTGGGTACAGGTGCAAAGGCTGATCTAACCATTCGCGAAGGCCTGAAGGTTTCATTATGCGCTATCGGCGTTCATGTCGCTGGCGGGTTTGGCGGACTGTATTTCAATTCGGGCAACGTTATTGGCAACGGCATAAATTTACGTATTTCAAATGACTATGCCGCCGAGGGCAACCGTGAGGTTTTCTTCGGTCCGGCTTTGGCGCTTGATAGTCCGTCAAGCGGGCCATGTGTTCAGCTTGCCGACACGTTGACCAATGCCAGTGCTTGGTTTTCATTTGATGGCACCTGGATCGCATCGAGTTCGTCCGGCCAGGACGATGTAAGTATTGTCAGCGGCCATAACGGCATTGTGCAGTTTATCGGCGGGACAATTTACAATTCGGGTCGGGATGGCATTCGGAACAACAGTACGACGGTTATCATCCTTGTTGATGGCACAACGATCCGCAACAATGCTGGCTATGGTATCAACAATGCCGTTGCCAACACGACCATCATGGTTCGAAACACGTGGTACGTTGGCAACGGGGGCGGCAACGTCAGCTCGCCTGCGCTGGCTGGCATATTTACCGGACCGAGTGGGGAGACATTCCTGGGCCTGACCACGGGCCAGCGTTATGCGGCATCCGGGTTATCCGTACCGAGGTTGAATATTGCCGGTTATGCTGACTTTACCGGTGGGGCGGGTTATCAGGCCTGGATAGCGGATAACCGAGGCGTTTCTCTGCAGATGCTCAAGTCCCGGTCTACCAGTCCCGGTACATTCACCACGGTTCAGAATGCGGATGAAATTGGCCGGCTTGTGTTTGCCGGGGATGACAGCACGCAGTTTGGCAGATCGTCTCAGATCCGTGCGCTGGTTGATAATGTTCCAGCTGTTGGCGGGATGCCGGGGGCTTTGTATTTCGATGTTGCCGCCAGTGGCTCTGTTTCCCCTATTGAGGCGCTTCGTATCGACAGCAAGCGCAATGTTGCTGTCGGGGCCGCTGTCGGTGGCGCGCTTGCTACGACTGCCACAACCGGCTTCTTTTACATTCCCACGTGCGCCGGTGCACCGACTGGTGTTCCCGCGGCGACATATACCGGTCTTGTGCCTATGATCTATGACACGACCAACCACAAGTTCTGGATATATGACGGCGCCTGGAAGGGGGTTGTCCTTGCGTAGTGCAACAGATGGGGGAAGATATGCTCTTCCTGTTCGTTCTTATTCTATTGCATGGTGCTGATGGCGCGGCCATTGAGGTCAACCCGGATCAGATAACGAGTCTGCGTGGGCCGCGGGAAGGTGTGACCGAGCATGATCGGATGTATCACAAGGCCACCAATTGCCTGATCAATTTGGCTGATGGCAAGGCGGTGGCGGTCATTGAGACTTGCGAGGTCGTGCAGCAGATGATCGAAGGTAATAAGCCCCGAGTCGAGACCGAAGGGAATAAGCTTCCAGTCGAGAGTAAGCCCCCAGTTGACCATGTGGAACCTCAGAGATAGAATGTGGCTTGGCGTATGGTCCTTGCAGCAGCAGCAAGCGTGCGACGCCGGGGCGGCGGGAGGTGGTGATGCTCCTTCCGCCGCCCTTTTTCTCGAGGAGGGGTCATAATGGATAAGCGCGCGGATGATGGCGGCCGACTGACGCCGATCGAACAGATCAAGGCCAACCATAATACCATCCGGTATATGATCTTGAACGGCGGTATCGATGAGATACCGTGGCAGGCGGCCATGCTGCCAGAGCAAGCCGGTCTCATGCAGGTATTCGCCGATCAGAAGGGCCATCTGTGGAAGATGCAGCGCACCGAAAAGGGGCTCAAACTCGTGAGAATATGGCATCTGTCATGATGGTCTGATACGGTGCCGGCGTTTTGAGAAAGGGTCGCTATCATGGCAAAGATATCAGCTCATATGATGATGACAAAGACACCGGCTCAGATGATGGCACAGACGCCGTCTCATATGCGCAACCTGACCCGTGCCAGTGCAAAACATCTGCTGCAGCAGGGGCACATCACGCAAGCCCATCATGACAGGATCGCCGCTTCGATCGCGGCCCCGCCTGGTATCCCCAAAATGCCAGCATTGCCGAAAGCGCCCTTTGGGGCGATCGGAAAGAAACGGCCCGTTGCTGCGCCTTTACCCGTTCCGGGCGCTGCGGCCTCGTTACCGGACATGGGCGCACCGACAGCGGTCCCCGGTGTTACCGGTGGGATGGGGAATGTGCTTCCCCCCGGGTTCATGGCGGATAACCAATAGGCTAGGAGGTCACAATGGCGAGGAGTTCTCTTGCGTACATCATTCTGCTTGATGATCAGCAGCGTCCGGTCGATCCAGGCTATGGCATCCCTGGACCGCCGCCTGTTCCTGCGCATCCGATCGCGACACCCCCGGTCTATCCGGCGCATCCGATCTACCAACCGCCTGGGGTATGGCCTCCAGATGCTGTGGTCACGCCACCGATCCACTATCCTCCTGCTGGCATAGCGACGCCGCCGATCTATTATCCTCCAGTGGCGACACCGCCGATCCACTATCCCGAGCCTCCGGTTGATCCGGGTTATTCGCCGCCGTGGGCGCGGCCGATGCCGCCCCATCCGGCGCATCCGATCGTGCTGCCAGAACCGCCAACCCCACCGGAAAAGCCGCCGATATGTCCGCCCGATGGTGGGCTTAGCGAGGGCTGGCAATGGTACTGGACGAACAGGTGGGGTTTTGTTCTGATCTGGTACCCACCGGGCGGAGGTGGCAAGCCGCAACCGGTCCCCCCGGACGGCGGCAGCGGGAGCGCAAGCGGTTCAGCTTCCGCGAGTGGTTCAGTCGCCTACAGCGGTGGCCAACCCCGTAGGTAACAGGGGGTGGCCAGGTTCGTAGATGATCAAAGATGTTTACTGGCGGTTCCAGCAGGGCATCGCCAGTAAAGCCAAGCCCGTAGGTGAAAATGAGGAGAACGAAATGGCAAGGAAACCAAAACCCAAGCCGCCTCGCAGACCGAAGCCAAAGCCTAGCTGGCGCAGGCCGAAGCCAAAGTCCGGTTGGTAAATAGATGAGGAGGGTGAAATGCCGCTCGTGTCTTTGGCACAAAACCGGTGGGCTCGCTGGGCAGCAGAAAATGCCCCAGAGAAGACCGCAAAGGTGGCGCGGGAGTTCATAGCGGCATCACCACATGGGCCGGGAGCCTATAAGCACCTTCCGGCGCGGGTGCACAAAGGTAAGCCGGTCGGCAAGCGCCGGTTTGGTTCGATAGGGATAAGACACTGATGGCTTTCACGGTCCGCATCTTCGGGTACAACGGCCTTGCGCAAATGTTTGTCTCGCATCAGCGGCGCATGGCGGTGGATACGGTGTGGCTTGCTGAAGAACCCCCCGTATGGAGCGCGCTGGGGGTTTCCAATGGTGCGACGCCGGTGTCGATCATCTTCCCTGGCCCGGGTATTGACACGGCAAGGGTGCTTGGGATTGAGGTTCCGGATAACCAGCAAATTAGATATGAGTTGCAGTTACTTGGGCCACTTGCCAGCAATGCGCGCACAGCCGGGAATTTGTCGCGACGGCTATCGGGTTTTAATTATATCAACTGGAACGCGGGAGCGACCTTTTCGTTCTGCGACGCGGCTTCATTCTTGTGATGCGCGATGACCGAACCAGTTTCTATTCTCAAGGGGTCAGACATTTATAAAGACTTGCGCTATCGGTTTTCCGATCGTGATAGGCGGATGAATTCTCTGTATTCGATCCTTAATGAACAGGGGCAATTGGTGCCCTATCGGCGGCGGGTAGCTCAACAGAAGTATGCACGAGAGCAATGGCTGCTTGATATCGTGGTCAAGGCCCGGCAGCTTGGCATGTCTTCTGAGATAGCCATAGACATTGCCGATCATTGTATTTGGCGCAAGAACTTCACGGCAGGCATCATCGACTATACGCTGGATGATGCCAAGCTGAAGCTGCAGAAGGTTAGGACCGCCTATATAGGGACGCCGTCTTCGGTGCGCGAAACGATCCGGTTGATCAAGGACAACGAAGAGGAGCTTAAATGGTCAAACGGATCTACGTGTTATGTGGGGACCAGCCACCGCGGTGGGACGCTGCAGTATTTGCATATATCGGAGTATGGGAAGATAGCGACGGACAAACCGGATATTGCACGCGAGATAAAAACGGGCGCCTTAAATACCATCGCCCCCGGTCAAAAGGTAAAGATCGAAAGCACCGCGCACGGCACAAGCGGTCAATTCTATGACATGGTGCAGACCGCCGAGGCCAAGATGCGCTCAGGGCAGTCGCTGTCACAGCTAGACTTCAGGTTACATTTTTTCGCATGGTGGATGGACCCGAAATATGCGGTGCAGACCAACCTTGCGATCATCAGCAGCGAGATGCGCGACTATTTTGATATTCTGTTCCACAAGCACGCCATCAGTCTGACGCCGGAGCAGAAAGCTTGGTATGTGCTGAAGCATCAGACGCTCGGGCGCGACGACATGCACTCGGAATTTCCGAGCATGATGGAAGAGACCTTCTACAATTCGATGGAGGGCACGTGGTTTAAGAAGGAGATGCAGAAGGCTAGAGAAGAGCGCAGGATAGGCTATCCGATCCCGCATGATCCCAACTATTTGGTCAATACGTTCTGGGATATCGGGTTGGAAACCAAGAATAACCAGAACGCTATTTGGTTTCATCAGACGGACGGAACGCGGCATCGCATTATCGACTATTACGAGAACGTTGGCGAGGGCGTGCAGCATTATGCCAGCAAGGTGCATGAGATCGCTGCAAAGCGTGGCTTTACGCTTGGCAAACATTATGGCCCGCATGATATTGGCCATCGCAGTTGGGCGAATGATGCGAAGACGCGGAAGGAGATAGCGTCAGACCTTGGGATCGACTTCGAGATCGTGCCTCGGGTACTTGACAAGGAGGATGCGATCGAGGCGTTGCGCAAGATGCTGTCATTGACGTGGATCGATAGCGAGCATTGTACGAGGCTGGTGGAATGCCTCGATAATTACCGCAAGACGTGGAGCAAACAGCTGGCACAGTGGACGTCGGTCCCGTTGCACAATTGGGCGAGCAATGCGGCTGACGCCGGGATGACGGGGGCGGTCGGACTGAAGCCTGACGGCATCTGGCTGGCGGATGGCAGCCGCAGCAAGGAGAAAAAGAAAATGAAAGGCTCGCAATGGGCGTTATAAGACGATGGTTTGATAAATGGAAACGCGAATGGGATATGGATGAGCTATGGCCGGCGTGTCTGCGGTTTGCGAAGGATCACGATCATGCCAAGGCGGCCTTTCTTACGCATGTGAGGCAAGATCCGGCCTGGACCAGATATTTTACGGATATCGAATTATTCCAGTTTGTGGATGATCTATGACGAATAAGGAAACATAATGGGTACCATGAGCAAGGAGGCGGCAGACTATACGTCTTGGGCAAAATACATGAACGAGCGTTGCGCGCTGTGCAGGTTTTTCATTGAGCCGGATGGCTGCAAGATCGTGAAGGGGCTGATCAGTCCGAAGGGCTGGTGCAAGTATTTCGATCGGAAGGGGTGATAATTATGGTATTGAGGATCATTTCTCTCGGGGCTGGTGTGCAGTCGACGACGCTTGCGTTGATGGCGACAAAGCGAGAGATCGGACCTATGCCGGACTGTGCGATCTTTGCCGATACGGGTTGGGAGCCTAGGGCGGTCTACGAGCATCTTGGCCGGCTAGAGAAAGTTTTAGCGTTTCCAGTCTATCGGGTCAGCACGAGCAATATTCGCGATGACATGATCGCCGGGGTATCGGCTCGCGCTGGACAATATGCTGCGGTTCCCTGGTTTATTATCAAGACTGATGGATCGATCGGCATGGGTCGCCGGCAATGTACTGCGCATTACAAGCTCGAGCCAGTTCGTCGCAAGATCGTGGAGATGTACGGCGGTCGGCGCGCAAAGGGTGCCACGGAGATGTGGCTTGGCATCTCCACCGATGAAGCTTTCCGCATGAAACCATCGCGCGTGCAGTATGTCGTTAACCGATGGCCATTGATCGAATTAAGAATGAACCGTGCGGACTGTCATGCGTGGCTCGATCGCGCCGGTTGGAATGCTCCGAAGTCTTCTTGCATTGGGTGTCCATTTCATTCTGATGCGCAATGGCGGTCATTGAGCAGTGAGGAATTGGCTGATGCGATTAAAGTCGATACAGCCATCCGCCATCAGGCGAAGATGAAAGGACAACAATTCATGCATCGGTCATGCAAGCTGTTGGCGGAAGTAGATCTTCGCAGTGATGCCGAGATCGGTCAGCCTGATCTTTTCAACAATGAATGTGAGGGGATGTGCGGTGTATAGTCAGGGCTGGTGCAAGTATTTTGACAGGAAAGAGTGATGAGAGACCGAGGTACTGCGATGTATATGTTTGAGTGCAGCCATGCGACACAGCTGGATCAAGCCCATCATATGTTGATGGATCGCCTTGGCCCCAATGGCCGATATCGCATTCAGCTTTGGCATGATCCCAGGGTGACCGACTATGACGCACCGCCAACCTCTGACCGTTGTAACGTCATTGAGGTTAAGCTTGATGATCGAAACAGGCTGATGGCTGCGGATGAGTATAGCGAGCGTATGATCGAGGCATGGGAGAAGAAGAAATGCCGCTCTCGGGAATAAGGCTGGTGCGACAGCACTTCATAGATCAGTTGCCAGCTGGCTATAGTCTCAAAGACGGCTTGATGAACTATCGTGCCACCTCGGATGGCAAGGGTCAGTGGCAGGTTTTGACATTCCGTGTTATTGATCCCGGGGGAACCGAGCATACGGTAGAGATCGAGGCACCTCTGCGCGAGGATATCAATGAATTAGCGATCAAGGCGGCCAAGCAGTTTATGAAGGAGGTACCCCAAAGTGAGCCATCTCATGGAGACGACAAAGCGGATGGCTGAGGCCGATCCGAATATCCAGAAGATCAAACGTGTTGGGATCGGCAATTGGGTGGTCTATCGCGGCCGCCATGGTGCAATGCGACAGGGACGCACTGAGTTTCCCGCGGTCGTGCTCAAGCAGCACGAGGACGATGGCTCGGTCGACCTCATTGTTTGTTTTGAGGCTGAGGATGTGATCTGGGAGCAGCGGGTTCATGAGTATAGTGAGCAGCAGCAGCATCATTGCTGGACTGCGGTCATACCGATCCAGAATGAACCGAGGCCAAGCCAATTGACGCTTGAGATGCTGTACGATGCCACCGACGACAATGCGGTGATGCTGCAGGACAAGATCAACGTGCTGCGGCAACAGATGTATGGGGAATACAATGCGCCGCCGAAGAGCATGATCGAATATCTCGATGACTTCGACAAGCGGCTTAAGATACTGGAAAAGAGGATGGGGGGCTGAGAGACGGGTATCCAGCGAGATGAGACATGGCGCGGAACGCAGCGGCGGCAGTTCTGGACGATGTTGACTATTCGGACGTTACACCGGGTTCAGAACATGATGGGATGTCGGGGACAGATGAGGCCGACCGTCGCGCGCTGATCCCTCTGTCGAAGAAGCCGCCGCAGCAGCAATTCCGTATCCTCAAAGCGAATATCATTTCCGATCTCGAATATTCCCTGAAGTGGCGCAAACAAGCCACCG